AGAACACCTTCCAACCAAAAATCGGGTTCAAGACTCGTTATGGTCTTGTTGCTAACCCATTTGCTGAAGGTAAGGCAAATACAGGCGCTTATGAAACACACCTCGGTCGCCTTGCAGTTAATACCAACCGCTACTACAGAAGAGTACAAGTTAAGAATCTTATGTGATTCTTTTTCTTCTTTTCTTGGACCTCCTTCGGGGGGTCCTTTTTTTATGGAAATAAATAATAATAAAAATGGCACAGGGACTTTATTCAAATCAAATTGAAAATAGGAACTTCCTATCTCCTACTGGATTTAAGTTTATTTTATCAAAATATCCAAAAATTGATTTCTTTTCAAATGAAGCGTCTATTCCTGGAATTAATTTGGGAGTAGCAGTACAATCTAACTACTTAAAAAATATTCCAGTTCCAGGAGAAAAACTTTCATATGATGATTTTACTTTGAGATTTATTGTAGATGAAAAACTTGAAAATTATTTAACAGTTCATAATTGGATGAGAGGATTTGGATTTCCAGAAAGTTTAAAAGAATATCAAGATTTATTAGATCAAGAAACAATAAACCCTGGAAAACAAACTGCTTCTTCTGGAGAATCAGATGGGAGTTTAATCATTTATAATAGCAATTTCAATCCAATTGTAGATGTTAATTTTATTGGATTATTTCCAGTATCATTATCAACTGTAAATTTTGATGCTACAGTTCAAGATATAAACTATGTAACTGCTGATGTTACATTCAAATACACTCTTTATAATATTAAACCAATAACAAAATGAACCTTGATGAAATTCAAAAATTATGGGAAGAAGATTCAATTATAGATCCAGATAATTTACATAATGAATCATTAAAAATTCCACAATTACATTCAAAATATTATAAACTTTATAACAATATTGTACTTTTAAAAAAAATAGAAGAAAATAATTATAAAGTATTAAGAAAAGAAAAATGGATGTATTACGCTGGAAAAGCAGATCCAGAGGTATATAAAGAAAATCCATTTGATTATAAGGTTTTAAAAGCAGATATAGATAAGTATATGGATGCAGATAAAGATTTAATTAAGTCTGCTTCAAAAATTGATTACTTTCAAACAATGTTAAATTATTTGGATAGTATTCTAAAAACAATATTAAATAGAACTTATCAAATTAAAAATTCCATTGAATACATGAGATTTACCGCTGGTTATGGCTGATATTATCATACAAAAGAAAAACGAAATATATTTAAAAGTAGAATGCGAACCACATATTAAATATGAACTATCTGAATATTTTACTTTTGAAGTACCTGGGGCAAAGTTTATGCCTCAATTTAGAAGTAAGCATTGGGATGGACTGATTAGATTATTTTCTACACATACAGGAGAAATTTATGTTGGTTTGTTAGATAAACTTATATCTTGGGCAAAGAAATCTGAATACTCTGTAGAGTTTAAAGATAATAAGTTTTATGGTTCTCCATTTGAAGAAAATGAAATGATTTCTTTTGAAGGAGTTGTTGATTTTATGAATCGTATATCAGTACATAAACCAAGAGATTATCAAATTGATGCTGTTTATGATGCTTTAAAATATAATCGCAAACTTCTTATATCACCAACTGCTTCTGGTAAATCTTTAATGATTTATTCAATTGTTAGGTATTTTGTAGAAAAAGAAAAAGATATTTTATTAATTGTTCCTACCACTTCATTGGTAGAGCAAATGTATAAAGATTTTGAAGACTATGGATGGAATTCGGAAGAATATTGTCATAAGATTTACTCAGGAAAAGAAAAAAATACAAATAAAAATGTTGTAATTACAACTTGGCAATCAATTTATAATCTTCCTAGATCTTTCTTTGAAAATTTTGATGTAGTAATTGGAGATGAAGCACATCAATTTAAATCAAAGTCTCTAGTAGGCATTATGACAAAGATGGATAATGCCAAGTACAGATTTGGATTCACTGGTACTTTAGATGGATCACAGACGCATAAATGGGTCTTAGAAGGACTATTTGGACCATCTTATAAAGTAACTCAAACAAAAGAATTAATTGAAAAAGGACATTTATCAAAACTTCAAATTAAAATTCTTTTATTAAAACATGATGAAAATAAATTTAATGAATATGAAGAAGAAATTCAATATTTAATTACTCACGAAAGAAGAAATAAATTTATTAAAAATCTTGTTTTAGATTTAAAAGGAAATACTCTTTTGCTTTTTAATCGTGTAGAAACCCATGGACAACCTTTATATGAACTTATAAATAATTCAGCATCTGGAAAAAGAAAAATATTTTTTGTTCATGGTGGTATAGATGCAGAACAAAGAGAACAAGTAAGAGAAATTACTGAAAAGGAAAATGATGCAATCATAGTTGCTTCTTATGGTACATTTAGTACTGGAATTAATATCAAAAATTTACATAATGTTGTTTTTGCTAGTCCAAGTAAATCAAGAATTAGAAATCTACAATCAATAGGAAGAGTTCTTCGTAAAGGAGAAAACAAAACACAAGCAGTTCTTTATGATATTGCTGATGACATTACATACAAATCAAAGAAAAATTATACATTAAATCATTTAGTAGAAAGAGTTAAAATTTATAATGAAGAACAATTTAACTATGAAATTATTCAAATTAACTTCAAAGACTAATGGAAGAAGAATTTTACGCTACAATTAAATTAGTATCTGGCGAAGAAGTATTTTCAAAAGTTTGTCCTTGTGAAGAAGAAAACAGAATAATTTTAATTCTTGATAATCCAGTTATTATGGAATATGTGCCAATTGCAAGTATTAAACATTCTATGGTATCAGTTAATCCTTGGATTAAAAATTCAAATGAAGATATTTACTTAGTTGATATGGATAAAGTAATTACAATTACTGAAGTAAAAGATAAAGATTTATTAAAAGTATATAAACGATATTTAAAAACTAAAGATAAATCTTCAGGAAGAATAGAAGTAACACCAAATATGGGATTTATAAGTTCCATAGATGATGCTAGAGAATCCCTAGAGAAACTTTATGAATCTAAGTAATTAAAGATATAATTTATCTTCAACCCTAACAGAGTGATTATAGTCAGATTTGAGGTGTAATGTCAAGACTTTGATTTAATTGGTCTTTATGGTATAATAAGTAAAAATAATCAAATAATCTATTTCTTAAATGAATAAGTCAAAGAAAAATCCACATTATGTGAATAATAAGGATTTCCACGAAGCTTTAATTGAGTACAAGCGTAAAGTAAATGCTGCTAAAGAAGCAGGAACAGCACCACCAAGAATTACAAATTATCTTGGTGATTGTTTTTTAAAAATCGCTACTCACTTATCTTATCGCCCTAATTTTGTCAATTATATGTTTAGGGAAGAAATGATTAGTGATGCTGTAGAAAATTGTGTTCAATACATTAATAATTTTGATGTACAAAGATCCAATCCTTTTGCCTACTTTACACAAATTGTTTATTATGCTTTTCTTCGTAGAATTCAAAAAGAAAAGAAACAAGTAGAAATCAGAGAAAAGATTATTGAACGTAGTGGATATGATGAAGTATTCTCTGTAGATGGTTTTGGATTTGATAGTTCTGATTATAATACAATTAAAGACAATATTAAGATTAAAATGAGTCAATGAAAATTGGAATAATTACTGATACCCATTATGGGTTTAAAAAAGCAAATAAACCATTTCATGATTATTTTGCTAAATTTTATGATAATGTATTTTTTCCTACTCTAGAAGAGCGTAGGATTGATACTGTTATTCATATGGGTGATGCCTTTGATAATCGTAAAGGAGTGGATTACTGGGCGTTAGAGTGGGCAAAGAAGAATGTTTATGATAGGTTTAGAGATCTAGGAATTACTGTTTATAATATTGTTGGAAATCATGATACTTATTTTAAAAATTCAAATGAAGTAAATTCTATTGATTTATTATTACAACAATATGATAATGTAATTCCAATCTCAAGTATTCAAGAATTTAATATTGGTGGTTTGAATACTTTAATGATACCTTGGATTTGTAGTGATAATCAAAATAAATCATTTGACAAGATTCAAAATACAAAAGCAAAAGTAGCATTTGGACATCTTGAGTTAAGTGGATTTGCTGTTTTTCCAGGTCAAAATCAAGAAGAAGGATTAGGAAAAGAAATATTCAACAAGTTTGATAGAGTTTATTCTGGGCATTATCATACTCGTAGTGATGACGGTAAGATTTTTTATCTTGGAAATCCTTATCAAATGTTCTGGAGTGATGTGGAAGATAAAAGAGGATTTACCATTTTTGATACTGAAACTTATGAATTAAAAAGAATTGATAATCCTTATGATATTTTTCATCGTATTTTCTATGATGATACGGATGATAAAATTTTGGATAAAACTTATGTAAAAGATAAAATAGTTAAAATAGTAGTTCGTAAAAAAACAGATCAACTTCAATTTGATAAATTCGTTGATAAAATTCTAAGAAGCAATCCTTTAGAATTAAAGATTGTAGAAACTTTAGATATTGATGATGAAGACTTTGAATATGATGAAAATGAAATTGAAGATACTTTGAGTATTTTAAATAAATATGTTCAAGAAGTTGATTTTGATTTGGACAAAGAGATGGTTAAAAATTTAATTAAAGAAGTATATCAAGAAGCATTAACATTGGACTAATGTTTATACTTGCACTTAAGGATAAAGAGGAAGAAGGAGCATATTCAGTAGAGGATGATGATGGCGAAAAAGCTTTGTATCTTTTTGAAGATAAAGATGACGCAGAAAGATACATTGGTCTTTTAGAAGCAGATGATTATCCACAAATGACTGCGGTTGAAGTTGAAGATGAGAAGGCAATAAAAACTTGTGAGTTATATGGATATCATTATGTTATAATTACTCCAAATGAATTTGTAATACCGCCAAGAAAAGATGATTTTGTTCAAACAAATAAAATTTCGTAATTTTTTATCAACAGGGCAACAACCAACTACAATTAAATTTACAGAAACAGATACTACTTTAATTGTTGGTTCTAATGGAGCAGGTAAAAGCACAATGTTGGATGCTTTGTGCTTTGTTTTGTTCAATAAAGCATTTCGTAAAATTACAAAAGGTCAGTTAGTTAATTCTACAAATGGAAAAGATTGTTTAGTTGAAGTTGAATTCAGTATTGGAACGAAAGAATATAAAATTGTAAGGGGAATTAAACCAAATATTTTTGAAATTTGGATTGATGGTATTCTTCAAAATCAATCTGCAGCATCAGTAGATCAACAAAAACAATTAGAAGAAGCAATTCTTAAATTAAATTATAAGTCATTTACTCAAATTGTAATTTTGGGTAGTGCTTCTTTTGTGCCTTTTATGCAACT